CGATTTTATTGATGTATTAAGAAACTCATCAAGTGTTATGCAAGCCGGCGCGACTATGCTTAGAGGGCTCTCCGGATCCGTAGTTATTCCAAAGAAAACAGCTGCTTCATCAGCTGCTTGGATTGCAACTGAAGGTAATGCCGCTTCTGAAAGCGAATTTACTTCTGGTAGCGTTACTATGTCTCCTAAAGTAATTGGCGCGTTTACAGATGCAACTAGATTGCTTTTACAACAAAGCTCATTAGATGTTGAGAACCTAATCAGAGACGACCTAACACAATCTATAGCTACTGCTATTGATTTAGGTGCTTTAGCTGGTTCAGGTTCAAGTGGTCAACCAACAGGTATTGCTAGCACTTCAGGTATTAACACTACTACTTTTGCTGCTGCAAGCCCAACATATGCTGAAATTATTGCTATGGAATCTGCAGTTGCTGCTGATAATGCACTAGTTGGAAACTTAGCATATATATGTAAACCATCTGATTATGGTACATTAAAAACAACTTCAAAAGATAGCGGAAGCGGTCAATTTGTTGTTGAGCCAGATGGAAACATGAATGGCTATAATGTTATCAGATCAAATCAAGTAACTGCAGGAGATTTTTACTTTGGTAATTTCTCTGATTTACTTATTGGTATGTATGGCGGACTTGATATAACAGTGGACCCATATGCTCTTAGCACATCAGGTGGAGTAAGAATTATTGCTCTTCAAACTTTAGATGTTGCTGTGCGTCATGCGGTATCTTTCTGTAAGTCAAGCGACTAATTAGTTGATGCTTAAATGGAATGGGGGTAGCAATACCCCCAACTTAAATATGAAAAAATTTTTAATTATTAAAGATACAGTAGCTAACGGGCAAAAAGTAAATGCTGGAGATATCATAGAATTGCGAGAAGATGTCGGGCATGAACTATGCGCATACGGAAAAGCATCTGTACATATAGAAAAACCTAAAGCTAATAAAGAAGATAGAAGCGTGGGTTTAAAAACTTCAAAAGTTAAGGCTCCTAAAACTAGAGCTAAAAAATAAATTATGGCTATTGAAAGTGCAGCAGATTTTACTTCATACCTCGATATTAATACAGGTCATGGTGTTACTGCAACTTTCTTTGAAGTACAACAATCTTTATGGGATGATTTTCCTTTAATTGATACACTATTTGATATTGATTCTGGGTTTTCAAAAAATATTAATATAATTATTGATCAAGAGTATTTTAATATTGAAGCAGGAACAGTACCTGTTGCAGGTTATCAACCTAGAGCGATTGTAAAAGCATCTGATGTTCCTTATATTTCTCAAGAAGATAAACTATTGATTAATGCAATTACTACAAATCGTGGAAGTGTTTTAAAACCAGCAACAACATTTATAGTAAAAACAGTAGAGCCTGATAATACAGGTTTTGTTGAATTAGTTTTAAAAGAAGAATAATGTCTCAGTACCGATTAGAAACAGAAGAAGATATGGCGAGCTATTTAGATCCAAATAGTCATGGGGTAGCGGCTACGTATATTAATAATGGCACTTCTACAGATATTAATATTATTTTAAATAATGAATATGTTGAACAAGAAGAAGGCATTGGAGTTGAAGCGTTAGAACCTATTGCATATTGTAGAAGTATTGATATTCCTTCGGTTGCATATGGTCATTTATTAAATGTTAGTGCTATAAAAGATACTGACGGCAATATAATAAAAGCTGCAACAAATTATACAATTGTTAATATTAGACCTGATAGAACAGGTTTTATTGCATTAGAGCTAGAGGAAGTATAATGGCAAATCACATACGACAGCAAATAAGAGAAAAGTTAGGTACAACATTAACAGGATTAACAACTACCGGATCAAATATATATCAATCAAGAGTTTATCCTTTAGAAAATATTAATTTACCTGCTTTAGTAATTTATACAAAGTCAGAAACATCTGAACCTATAGTTATAGGTACAAATAGAGTAATGAGCCGAGAATTATCGGTGGTCATTGAAGGATATGTTAAGGCAACAAGTAATTTTGATGATACAATTGATACAATAAGTAAAGAAGTTGAGCAAGCAATAGCGACTGATAGAACTTTAGACGGACTGGCTAAAGACTGCTATTTAGAATCAACTGAAATAGAATATACAGGTGAAGGTGAAAAACCGCTAGGATATGTGAGTTTAACCTTTTTAACTAATTACTATGTTCAGGAAACTAATCCTGATGTAGCAGTATAGGAGACAATTATGAAAATGATTAGTCCTAATGGAAAAGTTTCTATAATAGCTCATCCTTCTAAAGTTGAGTCATTATTGAATATGGGTTGGAAAGAAGAGGCAGCCCATTCGCAAGATAAAATTAAATCTTCTTCTAAGAAAAAGTCGAAAGACGAGGTAGAAAATGGCAACACATAAAGGAAGTGAAGGCACTATTAAAGTTGGCTCAAATGCTGTAGCTGAAATTAGATCTTATTCATTAGAAGAAAGCGCAGACACTTTAGAAGATACTTCTATGGGTGATACGGCTCGTACATATAAATCATCATTAACTTCTTTCTCAGGAAGTATAGATGTATTTTGGGATGAGACTGATACTAGTGGTCAAGGTGCTTTAACTATTGGATCGGAAGTAACTCTTAATGTATATCCGGAAGGCGATACATCGGGCGATACTTATTACACTGGTTCAGCTATTGTTACTGGAGTTTCAAGAAGTGCATCATTTGATGGATTGGTTGAAGCTAGNATNTCAGTACAAGGCAATGGTGCTTTAACANNAACAACNGTATAAGANNATGTCAGCAATAGATAACGCAAAAAANCATTTTGCAGAGCAAGATGTAAAAGTAATCGAAGTGCCTGAATGGGGTGAAGATGATAAAGCCTTAAAAATATNNAGTAAGCCATTAACGNTAGCTGAAACTTCTAAGCTCTATAAAATGAGTAAAGANGATGATTTAACAATGATGGCTTATGTTCTTATTTACAAAGCACTAGATGAAAATGGAGATAAACTTTTTGATTTAGCAGATAAAAATGCTTTATTAAACAATGTTGATAGAGAGATATTAGTTGGCGTAGCGACTCAGATTATGGGTCAAGAACCTATTGAGGACACGAAAAAAAACTAATAAAGGATACTAATTTATATGTGCAATATGCACTAGCAGAAAAACTTGGAAAAACTTTAGAGGAGCTTCAAGAAATTAGTGTCCATGAATATCAAGGATGGATAGCTTACCTAGAGTTGGCTGAAGAGAAAAGAAACAATGGCAAATAAAAAAGTAAAGTTTGAATTAACAGCAGTAGATAAGACTAAAGCAGCTTTTGATAAAGTTACTAAAGGTCTTAAAGGGGTTGGTAGTGCTGCCACTACAGCATCTAAAGGTGTTATTGGTGTTGGTTTAGCTGCAACTGCAACTGCTGGTGCTTTGGCTATTCTTGTTAAAAAATCTTTTGATTTTATAGATGCTGTTGGTAAAACTTCAACAATGACTGGTATTGCTACAGATACTATTCAGGCATTTCATTTAGCAGCTAGAGAATCAGGAACAGATATTGAAGGCGCTAATAAAGCACTTGTTAAATTTGCTAGAAGTGTTGGTGATGCTCAAAGAGGATTAAAAACACAACAAGATATATTTAAAGCTATTAATGTTGAACTAGTAGATGCTGCTGGTAATTATAGAACTACTGATGCAATCTTAGCTGATACAGCAGATGGTATATCTAAACTAGGTTCACAAACAGAAAAAGCAACTGCATTAGCTAATTTATTTGGTAGACAAGGCATATTGCTTACAGGAGCTATAGAAGATTTATCTGAAAAAGGCTTAGATGGTTTTATCAAAAGAGCAGAAGATTTAGGTTTAATTTTATCAACAAAAGTTATAAGAAGAACTGAAAAGTTTAATGATACTATTGGTGTTCTTGGCATGCAAGTAAAAGCTGTTAGAGATAATATTACAACTGCTTTTCTACCAGCATTAGAAAAGATGCAGAAAATGATAGCTGAAAAGTTTACTGAAATACAAAAATCTGCTGGTGGGTTTGATAAATTAGGTATGAATATAGCAAATGCTGTTATAGAAGGTATAGCAGCAGCAATAAGAGCATTAGGTGAGTTTCAATTAGCATTAGCAACTGTATCAGTTAATTTAGATACTATATTGCCAAATATGACCTTAAAATTTGCTAATTTTGCACACAAAATATTAGAAATTTTACCAGCAACAAAATCTGTAGCAACAGCAATAGAAATAGGATTAATAAAAGCTGAAGCAGAATTAGCTATACAAACAAATGAATTGGTTGCAGCTAATACAAAATTTAGAGATGGTGCTAATTCTTTAGCTGATGGATTACTTAATTTAAAAATTACAGGAGATGATTTAATTGATTCTACAAACGAATTGGGTGATGGAACTAAAAAATCTGCCGATGCTATGTTTGATGCTATGAATCCTTTAACTGCATATAAAAATTCATTAGAAGATGTAGGTAAAACATTAGATACAATAGCGGTAAATTCAATGAAAAAATTTGAAGATTCTATAGTTGAAGGTTTAAAAAGTGGCAAATTAGCATTTAAAGATTTCGCAGATTATGTTGTAGAACAATTAATAAGAGTGGCAATACAGCAATTAGTTATTGCACAAATTACTGATCCATTTAGAAAGTTTTTAGGTGGTTTTGATTTATTTTCAGGTGATTCAAGTAGTAGTAAATCAACAGGTGGTAAGGTCAGTCTTGAGGGTGGTGGCTATACAGGTATGGGAGCAAGGGCTGGTGGTATAGATGGAAGGGGTGGATTCCCAGCTATATTACATCCCAATGAAACTGTTATTGATCATAATCAAGGGCAAAGCATGGGAGCTACAGTCAACTTTAATATATCAACAGTAGATGCTGCTGGATTTGATCAGTTACTAGCATCAAGAAAAGGTTTAATAACATCAATCATAAACAATGCCATGAATAATCAAGGCAAAATGGGAGTCGTATAATGTCAGGACAATTTCCAACATCTCCTAATTTTA